CCTTATATCGCTACAAACCGGGGTATCCCAGTTCGGAGCAATACGAGACTTTACCCTATAAAAAACTCGCTTAGGAATAAGCGGGATTCCCATAGGGTTAACCGATCCCTGTAATATGGAAATCCAAAGCCCTGAGGCATTGAATTCCCTCGGCTTAAACGATCGCGGGACGTGCAGCTTCTCTCCCACTATTCGAATCCGAGGACCGGGACGAGGGGTCCACGCGAAGTAAGATATACTTTGCGTGTCCCTATGTATCCGGACCTTATGGGAAACGAGTGAGAAAGGAACCTTCACGCCTGCATCATCATTCTCCCACACGGGCACGGGTAGGTATCTCACTCTAGCGAGGAGGTACTTAACGAGACCATGTAGGCGAATACCTGTCTTTGTCGTAAACAGGTTAAGCTGATTAATTACAGCGTAATAATCTTGCGGCTCGTTGAGTCTACGTATGTAGACTCCACGAAGGTTCCTACCTTGAAAGTAGTCACCACCGCAGGACTCACGGAACGGACCTTCGACAAAGGTCTTCTCTTTGTTAGTTGTGAAACCTAAGAGGTGGAGAAGTCGGAGTACCTTCCGGTGAATCACCGTTGGTACTACGATATCATCTCCATTTACTCCGAAGTTTCCTTCACTAACACCTCTCGGAAAAACGGGTGCCAATCCGCTCATCCGAAAGGCAGAGAGTACGACGCCAGTAAATATGATAGTCTGGAGGGGAAAGGTATAACCATTTCCCATCGTAGAAATCATATGCAACTGAACGAGCTCACCGTTGGGTAATTTCGAGGAAGGACTCCGATACTTCACCAGCCGATCATAAAAATCAGCGGGAAGAAGCCATCGAAGCATCTTCAAAGAAATAGAATCGGAAGCGGAGGAAAGGTCTATCGTAACGAAAGACCCATCCCACGAACCTTTTCTAGCTAGCTCCCTATTCTTAAACTGCTGAAACTCGAGGTCAATACCCCATAGTTTCTTTAGTTGTCGAATAAGTATAGAGGCAAATCCAAGCTGAAAGAACATGTTCAGCGAGGGTTCGACACATATACTTCGGGAGACTTCGTCGTTCTTCGGAACGAAATCTAAACGGTTACTTGTCACTATACTGGGATCACCGTACGAAAGAGACCGAGTCAACTCGGCACTGTTCCATTCGGCAAAACCTCGTATATAGCGCCTATACCAAAAGTACAGGTTCGGACTAGTAGTAGCCATCTTACTGGAGAACAGCTTCGTATAGAAGTCGTTACCAATAGATCCCACGGCGGCACCCGGCCCTAACTGTCCTTTTTCAAGGACATCAAGGTCGTTGTCGACGAGGGGATTCCTGTTGTCCGGCGTCCAAAACTTGCTCAGGTAGCTGCGAAGCTCACCAAGCAAGTAGTCGTCGCACGGTTCAAAAGAATCAGGCTCCAATTTCCAATCCTCACAAGCCTTGTTGACTTGTAAGAATTTACTTAAGGCCCTGGCTTTAGTATCTTCAGTCATAGACCCCTCCCACTTCTTTGTGAGAGACGTCATGATGGAAGCTGCGGCTTGTTCCTTAAAAGAAATTCCGGGCCATGTCCAATCTCCTCCTTTGATGCGATCTAGGGAAGAGGCTGGAATTTGGCCCGATAAGTCCTGCAACAAGCGAGAGTGAAGTGCACGAGGGCTGATACCCATTTTGCATACTCCTAATAAGTTCTAAGGCTAAGGCTTTCAGCTGAATATAAATGGCAAATCGGTGGATTTTAGAACACCGACGACCATTAAATACGCAACTAAGAGCCAGATCAAGATCTTCAGAAGAAGACCACGATCATCGTCTCGATGGCGCATGGGACACCTCGCGGTGTTTACCATACGCCAGAGATGTGGGAATCACCAATGTCGGCCGACTCTTCAGTCAGCAGACCAATGATGAAAGACCACAGAGCACGAATGTTGGCGGCATCGTTGAGCTCGGCCCCGGCCGGAGTGGTCGCAGTAATGCGAACATCCATCGGGACAACGAGACCAGCGGTGTCAACCTTCACTCCCTTGACGAAGAGCATCTCGAACTTGTTCCGCGGAATGCTGCCGTAGGAGCCGTTGACGGGATTGCGAGCAGGAAGATTCCGGTAAGGAAACTTCCGCAAGCGAACCAGAAACGGGTCACCCGCAGTGTTGGCGCGGACGTCAGTCTGTGTGCCACCCAAAGAGGTGACCACATGCTGCCGAGAATTAGGAGCAGCCGAGGTACTGTCTTCGACCAACCCGTAGGTTGGAGAAGTCAAGCCCGTTTGTCCACTTCCCGTGATGCTGGAGTCAGGTGAATATGATCCCATAGGATCCTCTACCTCAACGTAAGGTTAAAAACCGTTGACCGAAGGTCAACGGGCTAAAGCTCTACGAGCTGAGTCGCGAGATCCCGTGAGGGCAACAATGTTGACCCACTGAGTCCATCTGCCGGGGATTTGAAGTTCAAAAGAAGGAACTTCAAGCACGGCATTAGGATTACGGGTAAAGCTAACAACTTCGTAGGAGGCGGAACCAGGGTCTCCGGACTTATCATGGTCGTACTGGTCAGGAGGAAAGGCAGACTCGTTCCAGTAGTAACGCAAGTTAACATTAGAATGTTTAAACGTGCGCCTAATGGTTCGAGCTGTCCAACCATTGACCAGGAACCTATAAGACCAGGAAGACAAAATCCCACCAATATTGGTGAAATAGTCCACTAAGAAAGAGTAAGGAATGAGCTCCCAAACCGTCGGAACAAACTCCCACGGGCTAAACCCGTAAGAGTGAGTGTTTGGCGAACCTCTACCATCGGATCGATAGATCCCATAGTAGCGGACGTAAACCTCTTCTTCCGCCAGTTGGTCGCCCAAAACGCGATGACCAGAACCAACATCAAAGGAAACAGCGGACGGCGTTAACACACGAGTCTGCGCTACACCGAAACCGGAAACCATCTCAAAGATGGAACGGATTCGATCGTTTGCGTAGAATTGGTGTATGGCCGTATCGATGTCATTGATCAATGGCCTCCAGCCAAAAGCGTACTCTAACCAAGTTTTCCTAACAAAGCTGGTACGTCCACGTTTGGCCACCTTTCGAGAATTCCTTCTTAGGAACCTCAGATAGTCGCCAATGCCGTTACGTAGAGCTCTGGCAGGATGTCTTATCATCTCTAAAGACTCCTTAAGTTCCCCGGCGAACGTCAAGCCTTTAAAGCGAGACGAAACGCTGGAAACGTGGGAGTAATAGTTGATAAGGGCCTGGTTGATTGCGGGAACTTCACTAAGTTCGAGCGTCGGGATTGACCCGTCGGGCGGGACACTAGTGGGAAGTAAATTCCCTCTAAGCTCCGTCCTGCTATTCAAGAACTGGGGAGCGACCTTTAATGCGTATCCATGTGTCAAAGACGCAGGGACTTGCAAAAAAGACCACTTAACCCCAGATAAACTTGTAGTAGCATTTCCTCCGCTAGCAATTACTTGCCGGTGATGCGGGATCGACCCCCCTCGCAGAACGGTGTTATTACGGACAATTGGATTGTCAGTAGTACCGCCAACTTGAGGAGTTCCTCCGTTATCAACGATCCTGTAAGTGTACTTGCGTTGGAATATAGCGCTGCTAGACATAGTGTAGCCCCGGTGCCGAAGCACGAGAGAAGGGGTCCTAATGAAGCGAACTCACACTCAACAAAGCAATTGCTTGCAATTGCCAAGAGCCAGATTATCTGGACCGCGGCGATTGGGAGCTACCCAAGCGCGTTGGCAGAGTTCACTTCAATAACGGACCTCAGAACCTCTGGACGTTATGAACCCAGAGGACCCACCTAAACTAATCGAATGAGGGAGCGAGAACGCTTAAGATAACCTTCCCAATTTGCTCACGAGCAAGATGGGCAAGGTCATGCTTAATAGTTCTCATCTCTCCATTGACTAGCAAGGTACCATTCACGACACTTCTGCCGCGAGAGTTGAGGAAGACCTGTAGTTCGACAAACTCGATCTCAGATCGAGGAGTTGATTTACCGGCCATACTCGCCTCCTGTGTTAGTTGTGGAACGTGAACAGAGAGGGCCCGAAAGG